TTATCCTCTATCAACTTATTAATAAAGTACTTTCTTTCAAATGTGGGCATTTGTGTAACATCACGGTATGAAAATCTACCGTACTTAACCAAATAATAAATTTCGTCCAAAAGGGTTTTTTTGTAATCAGAAGAAAGGGCGAAAAAACTCCACCCCAAAAGTAACATCGATAGTCACTTTTTCTCCAGACGGGGTTTGAATTACTTTTTGTAAATCTATTTTTGGTTCGCATTTATTTGCGAATCTTCTAAGGTCCTTCGCATCTGATATTGGCATTTGGTTAATGAATTTAGTAATCTGTAAAGTATCTTTCACCCCATCAATTTCAACAATTTGTTTTTCTAATCTTTTAGTGGCAATAGGTGCGGTCATACCTTTTGGGTATTGTGAAACAAATTTATCAAGTTCTTTTTGGTCACCGATAGTCATTAATCTGAATTTAACTTCTTTTTTTGATTTGGGTAAAACGTAGGAAAAAAATCCTTCAGAGTCGGGGGTTTCTTCCATATTTTTATAATCTACCTCATCTAACAACACTGTTGTTTCAAATGTTTTTTGCGTATATGGGTCTGTCACTGTAAAATTATATTCAGGACCAAACGCAGTATTTCTAAGAAAAATTAACACAGCCTGAACGTCACAATCTAACATATCATTTATATTAAATCCAGGTTCATATATTTTTTGTCTAAGGAGTGTGTATATAATTCCTTCCTTATCATTATTTTGGGACATCAAAATATTTTCATCTTGAGCCGTTAAAAAACCAACTTTTATTGATTCTCTTTTTGGTTTGTAAAAAATACCTCTTGAAGGTAGTTTTATAACGTCGTGTGGTAATGAAAAGTTTTCTTGACCATATTTTATATTATCTTCCATAGTTTTTTTTATATAAAAAATACTTTATGAAATACGTTAGTAAATAAAAAATCCCATCTATTGACGGGATTTGTATAAATAATTGTTTTAGTTTTTAGTAAACTAATATACATCTATCAGGCATTAAAGTGATTGTTACGGTCATAATATCTGTTTTATCATAACCCACATCTCCAAATTTAGCATCTGTTATACTACAACCTTGTAGAATCCATTTTTCTACAGCCACTCCTGTTGGGTCTAACATTTCTAAGTCTACATCTTTTTTATAACCTGCAGCATAACCCATACGACCTGTTACAGATTCTGCGTGTAGTCGAACCCATTCCATAACTGCTTGTGATGCTGAAGGACCAATAGGGTCTCTAAAAGTAACATCAATAGATTCCCATGCAAAACTCCCAGCAACATTTGTTTGGGTGTTTAAAAACTTTATTTCTTTTGTTTCAATTTTAATTGAAGGTCTTTTAGTACTTTCAACATACCAAGAGTTAATCCCCAAAGAAGATGGGAAAGTCATTATAAACCTGTTAGCCTTTTTAGGTTCATACTGAAAGGGCATTCTCATTAATAAATCAGCCATATCTTTTGTTTTTTGTTTTTTTTATTTTTATTATAAATATCTGTAAATTAATTTTTTCTATTTACTTTGAATTTTTTTAAAATTATTCTATAACTAGAACTTAATATCTAGTTTTATTACCTCCTTTAGTTAAATATAAGTTTACTGGTGAATCTTTATATTCTTTTGATATTAATTCTTTAATTTTTTCAATATTTCTTAAATCGTCATCTGAAAAACCTATATATGGTTCCCAAGAAGCGTTAAACTCCAAATCATTTTTGAACATTGGGCTACCGTCCACCCCATACTTACTTTTTAATTCACTTGCCAAACTTCTACAATAAGATACAAAGTTTTTGAGTGCGTCAAACTTTGCTTGTTCAGGGTTGGCAGCATTATTAGCTCCATAAGATACGGGTTCAAATTTACACATATCTAAATACTCGTTAAGTTCTGACGGTGACAAAGACTTTACGGTTTTATCACTACTCACTTTGTTTCCTATATTTCTATATTTATGAAGGTTTTTTGCTAATTCTCTTGAATCCAAACCATTTTTATTACTCATTATAAGATTATAAACGGCCTCTCTTAAAGTTTTTGGACTATGACCACGTGCTGTGATTATTGCAAATATTGACCCACCATTAATACACTCCACAAAATCAGGCCAAGAAGGTCCCGTTTTTGCAATCATAGAGTCAATAATAAATCTTTTATTACCCGGCTCTTTAAAGTTTTTAAATGCACCAATAGAATATGCGACTATTCTTTTTCCCTTATACTTAAAAGGTTTAAAACCAATTCTTTCTCGGTATTCAGCAAAGTCTTCAGTTGACATTTGAACTTCATTTTCATCTTCATCCATAACAAGAATTGAAGTTGGCATAAACATAATATTGTCGTCCCAATCAAACGCATAATATTTCAAGTCGGGTCTACCTACATCATCAAAACCTTCGTTCAATCTTTGTTGAACAAATTTTCTAACATACCCTTTTATATCCATTACTTTTGAAGTTTTTCTAAAAGTTTTTCTAACTGACTTTCAGTTACAATTACGTTTTGTTTTTTTGTTGAGTAAGTAGAATCAGATGTTTGTCTTATTCCGACAGATTCTTTAATAACTTTCTTTTTAATTTTCATTTTTTTAAATTTTAAAAATAAGTGGGGGTTTCCCCCCACATTTATTATACATTATCAAATGATGCTCCTGTAGGTGTAATTACAAATTCAATGTCAATGTATTCAAGAGCTCTTGTTGGTTTTAGGTAAATTTTACCTGTTAGAGTATTTGAATCCAAATCTTCAGGTGTATTAGATACCGTTACACGGAAATCAATTAAACCTCTATCTCTTCTTATTGAATCCAATATTGGGTTAACCGAATCAAGGAAGTCTTGTCTTACTTTATCATCATTTTGTTCAAATAGTAATCTGATTGCTACTGCTGAAATCAACTTACGAGCTTGTAACAATAATCTTCTAACATTAATTCTGTCAAGTGCAGACTCTCTAATTTGTAAAGTTTTATTACCCCAAATTACTGTACCCACGTCATTAAATGTTGCAATTGGGTTAATTCTACCTTTATAAAGAGTGTCTCTATCCTCTTGTGTAAGTTTCTTTCTTGCTTGAATTGCGTTTACAAGACCTCTTGTATAACCCGCAGATGCGAACCAAGGGAATGCGATATTATCCGTTAACGCCAAGTTTTTAGTAACCTCAGCAGTTGGTGGTAAATAAATTTGAGTGTTGTTAACTGAATCACGAGTAAGAACCCAAGGGTAGTAAGTCGCGGTGTAGTTTGAATCAATACCTGTTTCTTCTAGATTATCTACAGCCTCTTGTGGATATATTAAACCTTCAGTAACATTTTGGTATGATGGTAAAAACATATTAAAGTCAGGTGTAGTTGTAATGTAAATTGAGTCAGCTCTATCTTCTTCAATCATATTAACCGCATCTTCAACAAGATTACTGTTATTTACATAATCAATTCCTGGTGTAACAAACACATTAATGTTAGTTGCTTCAGGGTTTGCAAACGTTGATTGACCCCATTTGTATGCGTAAAAGTCAGTATTTGCCCAAGTTTCTTGGTTAGGTCCTGATATTTGTTTAAACGCTCCCCATCCTGATGCTGTTGGGTATGTTGCTGAAGCAGCCGCTCCAAATTTGTAACCTGTTTGACCAAGTGCGAATGTATCTGCGTTTGTTCTATATTCTCTGTATATATCCCATCCGTCAAAACCTCCGTAAGCATATAAAGTATATTTACGAGTATTCAATTTGTAATATGGATTATCAGAATTAAGCGGCTCACTTGAAAACGAACCCGCTCCAACTTCAAATGCTGATTGACCTGATGTTACATAATTGTTAGATATTGTTACAATAGTCGCCCCACTATCTAAGTGGAATCCTTTTGTTACATAACCCCAATCAGGACCTGTTGTGTCGGTTGCAATATTTGTTGGTAATTGTTTTCCTTTATAATCAAAGAAGTCATAATCAACTCCTGTGATATTTGAAATACCCAAATAAGCCCTTCTAACATTTTCACCTGTAGATTCTCTAATGTTATCACCACCGTTAGCAGAACCAAAAGGTGGGTTATCAATTTGGTCTCCAGGTTGTAAATATCTTGTTTTGTAATTAACAAATGGAGGTGTTGCGTTTGAGTATTCTCTCATAATGTAACCTTCAAAACCACAAGGAAGTGCGTCTGTAGGTGCCTCGTCAGCCATTTCAATCATAATGTATTTTGACTTAACTTGATATTCACCGTTAGAAGTACCTATTTTGTTAGCCACAAAGTTGTTTTGTGTTGGGTCTAATGAACAATTTGTGAAACTTTCAACAACTCTAACATTTTGGTCAGTATCGTAGAAGTCTCTTACAAATACATCAAATGTATTATTTGTAAATGACACATTACCAATAGAAAGTTTAACCAATCGGTTTGCTGCGTTACCATCAGATATTAATACAAATCTAAATAATTTATAAACTAAATTACCACGTAATTCAGATACTAAATAAGGTGTTTTAGGTGTTTGGTATTGTTCTAAATAGAAACCAATTGTTTCAGTATTCAAAGATTCTGCACTGTCAAGTTCAATTAAATCACAATATAAACCTCTAATTTTACTATTATTGTACCCTGAATTTAATAAACTTGGGTAAATTTCCTCAACAAATAATGGAACTTCGTTTCTATCTTTAGCAAAATTTGATTTACCAAATAAACTAGACATATAGTTAGAGTTTGTTTGTTGCATTGAAGTTTCAAAACTAAATGTATCAGAATCGTATGTTATACCTGAAATTACAAATGTTGAGTAAGGGTTACTAGTAACTGCCGAGTATGTACCAGTACAAACCATTTGAACGTCACTTGTTCCTGTAACCCAATATTGTGGTCCGTGTTGTGTGGAAGAATAAGTTGTTATACCTCTTGAACGTAATGTTGAAACTACTAAATCGTCCCATTCAGAATAAGGTGACCCTGAATAGAATGTCATACCAATATTACATTGACCTGAATAGACACCACCACCTATCGATGCGATACCTTTAATTGATGCACCAAATCCATATCCATAGTAACTTCCAACACTCGCGACTTTATTATAATCAAATAGTGCGTAGTACCAAGGGTCATTAGTACTTGCTGAAAGATTCGTTAATGATAAGTTTACATTACTTACACCAAAAGTTTCAGATGTTGCAGTTACCGTATTTACTGAAGAGCCAGACACATATGTTAATGTATTGGCACTTAATGTACCCCAATAAATTGCAGTTGTTGCAGAAGTTGCGGCACTAACACTAAACCTATTAACATTTGTAGAAATATAATTTTGGAAGTCAGCGTTTAATGATGACGTACCTCCATTAAATGTTGTATAAGTATTGTAGAAATCTGCGGATAATTGAGAAGGTACTGATGTGATTGTAATGTTACCACTTGTACCTGTCGTACCTGTAAAGTTAAGAGTAATACCTGTTGTGTTACCTGTAGCTGCTATTGTCGCTGGATTAGGATTAGCAATTGTAACAACTGACCAAGACGGACCAGCGTCATACCCTGATAAACCAAGAACTCTTGTTACAAATAACTGATTTGATTGACTTAAATATGATTTTGCAATATATGCAGTTTCATATTTTGGAATTTGTGTGTTTACAAATTTTTCAGGACTTGTTCCACCAAAATAAACTTGGTATTCATCAAAATTTGTGATGAATATCGGTTCGAATGCAGGTCCTTGTAGAGTTTCCCCAACAATACCTAAAGTTGTTACACCAACGCTTTGTGCAACAAATGTTAAATCTCTTTCTGAAGTATAAACTCCCGGTGAGACGAAAACCTTATTACTAGATGCCATTTTAATTATGTTTTAGCTTTTTATGTTTTATATATAAATACATTCAATTTTTGCAAAAAACTATTGACTATAATATATTTATCTAACAAGGCAGACTAAATTCTGCCTTTTTTCTACCACATAATTATGACAAAAACCAAAAAAATAAAAAACTTAAAAATATCTGAAGAGGTACACGAAGTATTAAAAAAATACTGTGAAAAAAACGGATTAAAGATGTATAAGTTTTTAGAAAATTTAATAGTTAAAACTTGTGCAAAACCTAAAGATATATACGGTGAAGATTAAACTAGGTATGCGACAGTTTTAATCACTGATGTTTCACTAATTAGTTTTTTATAAACTTTAACCACTAAGGTATCACCATCATTTACTTGTATTGTCGGTAAATCGTCACCCACATATAATCCGTTTATAAATACCGAAAACGCATTACCACAAGAAGTTGTTGAGTTTGTTGTAACACCAGTAGGATTTGAAAATGTTGGTGTTGTCCCACCTTGAACACAATAAGATGATGAAGAACCACTTGTTATTCCCGATACCGTTGCGGGTCCACCACCACAAGGGGTAAAAAATAAAGTGTTGGACGTATTAGACGTATATGAAAAATTATAACAATTTGTTAAATTTTCTAACTCAACAACTTTTAAATCCGCAGTATACCTAATTACCTCTGAAAGTTGAGTAACTCCTGGTAAAAAAGTAAAATCTAAATCAAAATTGTCAGGTCTTGGTGGTTCTATTTCAACTCTTCTACTTTTGACTTTAGTGTCAACTTCAAACATTGTTAAATATCTTGATATTGCTGGTGATACTTGAAAATCTTTTTCATCTAATAAAAATCCTTGAAGGGTCATTTTATAATTTATAATATAATACTTTCTTTTTTCTAAATCTTTAACTGATTCATCTGATACCTCTTCCAAAATTATTGGCATAAAGTGACCGTTTATTTGTGAATAAGCTTGAGTTGATGCAAAAGATTGTAAAACAATTTTATTAAACTCGTTGTTTTCTCGCATTCTATTACAAAATAACTTTATATTAAAAGTCACATCAACTGCAACCGGCTGAGGTACTTTATATACGTCCGCCCCTTTTCTTTGACCATCCCAAGTGGGTACAGTAAAATAATCTATTCTATATTTTTCAGGAATGTTCATTTTACCACCAACAAATTTACCGAGTTTTACTTCAGGGGTCCTAACAATCGCAATAAAAGGTAATGATATATTTTTATCTAAATCTTGAAAGTTCCAAGTTTGTGTAAATTGAGACCAATTTTGATTTGTTATAATCCTATCTATTAACGGTACTTTTTTTCCATCAACAGTAAGTTGCAATTTATCTTTAACAAAATCTAAAAACCCTCTATCTAAATCTGCATGAAGAACTCCTTTTGGTAAATAAGTTCCGTGTCTTGTGACATCATCAAGCATTTCTTCCCTTCTTTCCACACCAAATTTTTGTGGAATTAAAGGTAAATGTTTTTTTATTTGTTTAGGGAACGCCATAATTATATACCTTCAAACTCATTATTTGTGACAGGTGTTGCAAGAATTGTTCTATAAAATCTTTTGTAACCACCATATGTGTGTTTATTATCGGTAAAAACTCTACCATCATTAACAACACTATAATATCTAACCCTTGTTTCAGTTTCGTAATAACCAATGTAATCACCATACTCAATATCAATTTCTAAATCATCTAAATAATCTTGATACACACTAACTGTTAAATTTCCAGGTTCAAGTTGTTCTAATTTTGTGGCACCGTAATCTGAATTTGATGGGGCTTCAATTTTAACTAAACCTTTAAACTCAATAGGTGGTAAAAATTGAATTCCACCTTTTAGGGCTTCACCATAAACATCGTCATTATTTGTTTTTTGTCTGTCAATTTTATATAATACCAA